ATCAAGGGCTTACTCCGAGTCGGACGATATCGTTGACACGTTATCGGATACAGAGGACAAGCTCAAGGGGCTTTTCCAGACATCGAAAGACAGCGTATTTACCCTTAGGGAAGCGATCAAGGAGGTATCAAGGCAAATGGCGCTTAACGCATCCGATGACAAACAGCTAACAGGAACGCCTACCGGATTCCATGAAATAGACAAGCGTAGCGGGGGATTACAGAGATCAGATCTCATAATCATAGCGGCAGATACGTCTTCTGGAAAAACATCCCTAGCGGTAGCCTTATCGTTATCCGCCGCCAAGAATGGTGATGGGATAGCGTTCTACTCTATGGAAATGAAAAAAGAGCAGATAGCGGCTAGGATGATATCCATGGAGTCTGGGATACCCGCCAACGAGATCATGTATTCAAGACTCTTGCCCGAGCAATTCAACCGTATCGACATGGGAATAGGAAAGATCTACGATAAGCCTGTTTATTTTGACGACAGGAGCACTTCTAACATAGACACGATACTTTCATCCATCCGTACGATGAAACTCAAATACGGCATATCTGGGGCGGTAGTGGATTACCTGCAAATATTGTCCGTGAATATGAGAGGTAGCAATACCGAGCAACAAATGGGTGAGGCCGCTCGTAGGTTGAAGAATCTGGCCAAGGAACTAGACATATGGATCATCGCCTTGTCCCAGCTAAACAGGGACCAAATGAATCCGGCCCCCTCATTGGCAAGATTAAGGGCCAGCGGACAAATAGCGGAGGCCGCCGATGTTGTCATGCTGATCTATAGGCCTGAGCTTTATGGAAAATATTATCCTGAGCCTTTCCAGAATTATCCCGTGGGAGGAACAGCCATGATAGATATAGCGAAAGGAAGAAATATCGGATTAGCCAAGTTTATCGTGAAATTTGAGGCAAAGACCACTCACTTTATGGAATATGATGATAGCGGGTTCACTATAAGCCAAGAAGTATCACAAGAAGAACCATTTTAAAAAACAAATCATGGAAATAATCAACAGACTGAAGAACACCCCTACCGGTTTGATCGTGTTGGTAGGAGACATGAAAATTATCGTTGAAAAGTACAGGCCGTATTATAACGGTCAGAACAAGATCCCGTGCGGGGGATGCGTCTTCCGGGACGAGGGAGCGAGATTCTGCGAATACAGCAAGGCTTGCATGGCCCATCTTAGGCCGGATCATGAGAGCGTGGTGTTCGCTAAAACAAATAAGGTTTAATCATTCATCATAGTTGAAAGCTGCATTCATCTATGATGAGAGTAAATAAAAATCAAATATTATGGCTATAAGCAATGTTTACAACGAGGATTGTATGGACTATATGAGAAACATTCCTGATAAATTCTTTGATCTAGCTATCGTAGGTCCACCGTATGGTATAGGAGAGGACTGGAAGAAAAGGAATAATGGGTATAAATTCAAGGATACATCCTATAAGAATAGCCCCATCAAGGATGCGTCATACTTCGATGAGTTAAAAAGAATTAGCAAGGATCAGATCATATGGGGATATAATTATTACACCCAATATCTAGGAAATACCAACTATTTGATTGTTTGGGATAAGATGAGCAACAATAACGATGTGTTTAAATACTCGAAATGTGAGATAGCCTACGTGCCAAAAAAAATCCCATGCAATCTTGTCTCCATTCCGTGGGATGGATATAGGATGGGACATGAGACCGGAAAGGGAAAGATACATCCACACCAAAAACCGCTCTCATTGTATTTATGGATTTTGAAAAATTACGCCAATCCCGGTGACAAAATTTATGACTCTCATTTGGGGAGCGGAAGCAGCCGTATAGCCGCCTATAAAATGGGTTTTGATTTTTACGCAACCGAGATAGACAAGGAATATTTCAATGCCCAAGATAAAAGGTTTAAGGAAGAATGCCTAGGTGAAATCATATTACCTAGTGGTAAAAAGATAATACAGACATCAATGTTTCAATTATAAATAAAACGATCATGAAAATGGAAAAAGAAACTATAAAGAACAAAGTATTTGAGATCATAAAGAGTAGACTTTTTAACGAAGATACGCCACTTACGATGAAATCCAAGCTGGAGGATGATCTATGGATGGACTGTCTTGACAAGGTAGAGATATTGATGGAGCTGGAGAAAGAGTTTGGCATATTGATCCCTGATGATGATCTCGGACGATGCCATACCGTAAAGGACGTTGTTGATTATATGATCAGGAGGATGGAGGAATGAAACAATACAACGATTGGGAAGAGATCGACAAGGACACGAACGGCCTTGTCACCTCGCTAACCTACATGGTGCTTTTCTTGAACGACCAAGTGTATAACTACACGGTATCACTCATGGAGGCCATAAGGAATAGCGAGCACTACAGGCATAACGCAAAACGGACGGCCAACGCTATCGAGAGGGGGATAAACGCTTATAACACCAACATCTTCCGGATAGCCAAGGCCAACAAGGAGGCGTTAGCCGAGATAACGCAAAGCATGGAGGAGGACGTGCAGCCTCACATAGACCGGTATTACTACACGATCAGCCAGATATTGCTGGATCACGGGGTATCCGGTTCGGCGAACAGGATAGCATCCTTGTCATCCACGATAAACATGATTGCGCAGATGTCTAGGATCACGATATACGATTTCGGCGAAAGGATGCGGGGGATCGTCCCCTTGGCGTACAATCCCCTGTCCTATCTAGATTTGGGCAGGGTAGAGTTCCTAAGTGACCGGTTATCAAGCGAGGTCACTGGAAAGGACGTGAGAATAAACTTAAATGAGCAGCCCGGGATCGTGAAGGCGTTCACGGCGATAAGCAACGCCTTGCTAAGGCCGGAGGTCTTTGAGAAGGCTTTTGAGAAAGCGGGGTAAATTATTAATTTGATCATTATGATTCATGAGCGGAAACAGAAATAAACTTATAGCCTTCAATTACTTCGGAGGGAAATTCACTTGGTTGGAGTATCTGTACACGAACTTTCCAAGAGATTTCACCCATCTGGTCGATCTGTTCGCCGGAAGCATGGCCGTGTCCATCAATTATCCGGGAAGGGTTATCAAGACGGCCAACGAGATAAACGGGGATATAACCAACTTCTTCGAGGTATTAAGGGATCATGAGCCGGAGTTGACAAGGTTATTGCTGTTAACCCCATGCTCCGAACTGGAGTATAATAACTCATGGGAACCTTCCGGGGATAAGATAGAGCGTGCAAGGAGGTTTTACGTCCGTATCCGGCAATCATTCTTCGGGTTGGGAGCGCAACAGAAGAACAAGGGTTGGCATTGTGCCAAGCAACATGTCAACGCCAAGGGCGGAGAGACTGTCTCCCGATGGAACAACGCGATAGAGAAACTGCATGAGGTCGCAGAGGTGATCAGGGGCAATTTCCAGATCACCAATCTGGACTATAAGGATTGCATTGATCGGCTTGATTTCCCAAACGCTTTCTTCTACGCCGACCCACCCTATCCGCTTGAGTGCCGGGCCTCTTCGAATGATTACAAGTACGAGTTCTCTGACGATAAGCATCGTGAGCTTTCCGATCGTTTGCATTCGATCAAAGGCAAGGCAATGATAAGTAGTTATGACTGTCCGTTAATGCGGGAGTTGTACGGGGATTGGAACATGATAAAGTTCCCGGTCAAGAAGAATAACATCCGGAGCAGTGAGGTACAAGAGGTGATTTGGATTAATTATGATTTAGAGAAAACATTGTTTTGACATTAAAGCGAAAATAAGAAAAACAGGGGAGATTGTTGATGTTATCGCCTTCAAATCTTCCGAAGCCTGTCCTGAAAAGGATTGGGTGCGCTATGTGGATTCCGAGGGGTTTGATCTCATACAGGAACTCAACGCTCTAGAGGATCTAGAGGTTATAGATAAGACGGAGGATAAAGCCGTTGATTGGGAACAACGAAGATATGATTTGGCAAAGCTCTATTCTATCGAGTTTGTGAAATTGCAACATTATCAAGGCCGTACTGAATGCGGTATACTTTATTCTAAAGTAGTGGGATGGTCTGTCGAGCTAGCGGACCTACTTATAAATAAATTAAAGGAAGGAGGTGAATCATGAGAAATAAAGATCTTATAACATTGCTTCAAGAGCAAGACCCGGAAGCGGAGGTAATGATACGCACGTCCGACGATCAATATTACTACGATTTAGTGGACGTGTTCACGGATAAGGATGGGGATGTCATAATACAGGAGGGGTAAATGTGGCGATTGCCTACTTATCGAGGATGAAGACGCAAGCGGGGACGCTTGGTGTGCTTTCCATCAAAAACTGGTAAGATGCGATAGTAGAGCTTGTGAGGATATTTTAAAGAAAGGAGTACAAAATGCGTGAGATTAAATTCAGAGGAAAAAGTACGACAAGCGGGAAATGGGTACATGGTATGCTTACGACACTAAAGAATTTAGAGACAGAAATGCAAAATATGATAATCATAAAAAATGAAGGAGTATTCAATGAAGGCTCTGCCTCTCCGTTTTTTATGGAATGGGATTACATTCATAAAGACACCGTAGGCCAGTTCACAGGCTTAAAAGGCAAGAGCGGAAAGGAGATTTACGAGGGGGATTTAATAAAAGCTCCAAGCGGACGTATTTATGCCGTTATATTCTCAACATGGAAATATGAAGAGAAAAGAGAGTTTCTAAAAAATAATTGATATATATGAACATACAGGATGGTGCATATCCCTAGATGGGGTTAATCCATGTGAACTGCTAGACTCAGAGGTGTGCCAAGGAAGTGTTATAGGCTCAGTGTATGACAATCCCGAACTACTTAAAGGAGGTAACCATGATCACACGTGATGATTTACAATTAAGGATATTGTCCTGTATGTCTATGGAAGGTAGTGGAATCGTTAAGTACAGGGATGACGTTAACAAGATTTCCGCTGTTACTATCACCCCAAGAAAAGACGAACTATCATACGGCAAGCCAAAAACGACATACTACATTGATAACGTGGAAAAGGAATTTACAGACCTCGATGAACTCATAGACTTCTATAACGAGAAATTTAGGTTTGAGGAAGAAAATCCGGATCAAGAAGTAACATTTGTAAAAGTTATAAAAAGGAGAAATAAATATGAGCAAGATTGATAAGAGACAGACAGTAGAAGAAGCGGCAAAGGATTACGCCATAGGTAAAACGTTTTTTCGCAAGAATGTCCTCAAAGAGGTGGATGCGGATGACTATGTGCTTCGCAAAGATAATTGTCGTGAGGACTTCAAAGCAGGTGCCGAATGGCAGGCAAAGCAATCCCCGTGGGTAAGCATTAAAGAAAGATTACCTAAAGAAAATGAGATGGTTCTTTGCAGGATGGTATCAAATGGAGCAATAGTTAGTGGTTATATAGTTGTTGAAGCCGGGAAACCTCCACGTGTCGCAACACCCGGGAATTTTGAGTTTGAAGATTACGGAGATTATGAATGTGATATGTGGATGCCTATACCCGATCTTGAGGAATAGTATTAACCGAGCCTTCCCATGAAGGCGCTTAATTAAAAAGATATGAAAATATCGCTTGCTTTTCCGGGAAAATTCGTAAGTTTGCGGCGTCACATTACACATAGGCGCTGCAAGCGAGTAGGCCAGCAAAGATGAGAGAAGCATAAGCGGCTCCCATAATCCGTTCATATATCTTTGCGATATGTGTGGTGTGACAACTTTTGGATTATGTGGGGTCGCTATTTTTTATTCATCTAACTGTCACACCAGATGAAGCAAACGATTCAAGCCACCGGTACGCCCGTACCCGTGTCCGTAAGAGCCGGAAAGTTCTTTTCGTGGCGAAATGTCGCCAGAGTGTTTAACGTATTACCGTTCGGTATATGCGAGTGTAAAAGCGTTGACGATGCCAAAGGCTATGTCAAGGCGTTGATCTTACTGATATCCGCATTCATTTTAGCAGGGATGGAGAAAGGAGGTATGCCATGATCGACAAGATTCATTTTGACCTGTCCGGTCTAGATGATTTCTTTTCCAAGGTCATTACCCCCAGAGGAGTTATGCGAGGCTTTAATAGACCTTCTGTTTAATTACTCCATGACCGTGAATGAGGAGCGTTCCGAGACTTTCAAGGATGATGTCGGGACAATATATCTACTTTATAGCGAGTTAAGGAAATTAAGATCAATCAGTTAAATCATTAATCACATTGTAAAAAGGGGGTTGCTGTTTTGGCCCCCACTGTAAATCAAAATTGAAAATTATTTTGTCAGAAATTTTAAAGACTTACGTATTATGAAAGGAATCGAAATATTCAAGAACGATCGTTTCGGTGAAGTGAG